GCATCAATGTAAAAGATCAACAAAAGATTCGAGAAGCAGCATTGACCGAAGAAATGTTCTTGGCCAAAATTCGTCAACTGCAACGAGAAGGGCGAACAAAAGAAGCTGAAGAGTTGCAAGTAGCCAATATCATGATGAGCAAACACGGTGAAGAAACTGGTCGTGCCTTTAGAGCATCGATAACTGGTAGACTCACTGACGAAGCTGCACGCAAAGGCATGATGGCTACCAATGGCGAAATGCAGCGCAGCACTGCGATGCTGGCTGCTGGGCAGATTGATGCAGCTCAATTTACCAACAGGGTCAATGGTGCCATGAAAGAAAACCTTGCAAGACAAGGTGATCAAATGGCGCTTTTGGGCATCAACAACGGTGTGCAGCTCAAATACAATGAAATGGTCAATGCTGCCACACAATCTCAAGTGGATCAAACCAAAGCATTGGAAGAGGCAAGAAGACAAACTCAGGCACAAGCCGCTGGCGCCGATGCCATGACTGGCAAACAAGCTGATATAATGAATCGTCAGATCAACACCAATGAAAAAATGGAAACGGCGTTGAAAGATCTGATTCCCGCTGCTCAAGACGTGATGTTGACCATGCAACACGGTGCTGACAAGCTGGCTGACGCATTCAAGCGCATTGTAGAAGCCATTAATGAGTTACTGGACATATTTGGTTTTGGCAAAAGCAAAGAAGCCAAAGCCAAAGAACAGAAAACTGACGAGGCACGAGGTAAATTTGACCAAACCATGCAAGGTGCTTCGTTGACGCAGAAAATTGGCATTGGTCGCACTGAAGCACAACAGCAGGCTTATGAAGAATACCGCAGACGCGAAGCAGAATACAACCTACAACGAGCACAAGATCGCAGAGCAAGACGCGAAAAACGAGGAGACACTGGAACTGAAGTTGGCATGGCTGACATTCCCATGGCTGCCAAAGGCGGTTTGCTGACTGGACCTGACAGCGGTTATTTGGCCATGCTGCACGGCACAGAAATGGTGATTCCTGTAGATGGTCTTGGCAAGAAACTGGAAGATCTCAAATCTGGCGTCAACTATGCTGAAGTGCTCAGAAATGCTACCAATAACACTCTGATAAAAAATTTAGAGGCAATGCAAGGCGGCAATTTGTCCACTATTGATTTGCTGAAAAAACGCATAGAAATGTCACAATCAGAACCAGGTGTTACATATCACAATGCTGTACGTGGGATCAACACTGGCGGCGAGATGATGAAATTGACAAAAGACCTACAAAAAGGCAACATCTCTGCAAACACCGCGAAAATGAATACCAGCGGCGAGATGATGAAATTGACAAAAGACCTACAAAAAGGCAACATCTCTGCAAACACCGCGAAAATGAATACCAGCGGCGAGATGATGAAATTCTTTGACGACGCTGTTGTCGGCATAGTTCAAGATTTAAAACCCAAAAAAGTAACATCAGAATCAGCTGAAAAAATTTCAGGTTATATTAATGACATCAGTGGTGATCTCATGTTGCAGGTCAAGACCATTGACAAAGATACCAAAGGCATTAAAAAATTCAGCGACTTCCAAGAAGGCTATCAGCGCAAGATGACAAAGTACATGCAGGAAGTGTTGGACCTGTGTGAAGACAATTCGCCTGATGCTGTGATAGGCATGCAACAGGCAGGAGGCGCTGCTGGCGGTGGCGGTATTCTGGGCAAAATGATGAATGCATTTAGTACTGCTTTTGGTGGCGGTGCAAGTGCGGCGGGTGCAGCAGGTGCTGGAGCGCAACAATCAAGTGCGTATTCAGTAACACCACCAAGCACAGGTGGTGGTACCGGACTGACCGCTGGCGGTTCTGCTGCCGCACCAGGCATGGGTGGCGGAACTGGACTAAAAGCTCCAGAGCCTCATGAAGCTGTTGGGCCAGGCGGCAGCGGTGGTCAAGGAATAAAAACAAAACCAGCATTGACATCTGTGCGTAGCAAAACTGGCAAATCTGCACAAGTCAACGCTGAGTTTGCACCAAGATTTCAAGGCATCATTGACTATCTTGATTCTGTGGGCTATAAAATTTACAGCCTTGGCGGCTTTGTTGACCGAGACGTGCGTGGCAAACCTGGAGTAAAGAGTGTGCATGCACATGGTGGTGCTATTGACATCAACCCAGCTGAGAACCCCTTGGGACCCAATCTTGTCACTGACATGCCAGAAAATGTTTCGGCTATTGCAAAAAAACTAGGACTGGGTTGGGGCGGAAACTGGACTTCAGTCAAAGACGCTATGCATTTTTCTGTGGCCAAACACGAAGGCGGCGAGATCAAACTAAGCGAAGGCGGTGTAGCTATTGGTCCCAACAGCGGTTACCCAGCTACTTTACACGGCGAAGAAGCAGTGATACCTTTGAATAACAACGGTGGAAATTTTGTAAAACTGTTTGAAAGCATGGCTGACAGTAATGCTAAAATGGCTGCCATGATGGAAGAAATGGTAAGAGCGCAAAAGAGCGGCAACGACATCTCAAACAAGATGTTGCGTATGCAAAGCTGATCACGGTAAATAACAAACTATGGCAGAACCCACAAAACAAGGCTGGCGCAAGTATTTCAAAGTGGCTGACACATCTGGGGTGTCCAGTCCAATTTCGGGGCGCAATCAATTTGGCCTGCCGGAATATGGCAAGAACGATGGCACCAATGGTGTGCAGGCAGACTTTGTGTTTCGCAACTATGCCAGCAGACTGCCAGAAGTCTATTCAGGTCACCCCAATCGCGTTGAGCGCTATAATCAATACGAAAACATGGACATGGACAGCGAGATCAACGCCTGTCTGGACATCATTGCCGAATTCAGCACTCAGCTCAACGAAACCAACAACACACCTTTTGAAGTAGACTACAGTGACAAACCCACTGATCACGAAGTTGACATCATTCGCAAACAGCTACAGCAGTGGGTCAAGCTCAACAAGCTGGATCAGCGCATATTCAAACTGTTTCGCAATGCCATCAAATACGGTGATCAAGTGTTTGTGCGTGACCCAGAAACATTTGAAATGTACTGGGTTGACATGAGCAAGGTCATGCGCATCATTGTGAACGAAAGCGAAGGCAAGCGACCCGAGCAGTATGTGGTACGTGACATCAATCCCAATTTTCAAAGCATGACTGTGGCCCAAAAAACCACCACAGACTACATGACCAATCCTGTGACTGGCACCATTTCAGGTGCAGCCAACTACACCATGCCCAATGGCGGTGTGGGCGGCGGTGTGGGCAACTCAAGATTCATGACTGCCATGAACGAAACTTGCTTGGATGCCAAGCATGTGGTGCACATCAGTCTCAACGAAGGTCTGGATGTGTTTTGGCCGTTTGGACGTTCAGTGCTGGAGCAGATCTACAAAGTATTCAAGCAAAAAGAACTGCTGGAAGATGCTGTGCTGATTTACCGTGTGCAGCGTGCGCCTGAGCGTAGAATCTTCAAAATTGACGTGGGTAACATGCCATCACACTTGGCCATGGCCTTTGTGGAACGTGTGAAAAACGAAATGCATCAACGTCGTATTCCCACTGTGACCGGAGGTGGCGCTAATATCATGGATGCCAGCTATAACCCACTCAGCATCAACGAAGATTACTTTTTCCCAGTCACAGCCGAAGGTCGTGGATCGTCTGTGGACACATTGCAAGGCGGACAAAATCTAGGTGAAATTGACGACCTCAAGTATTTCAACAACAAAATGGCTCGAGGTCTGCGTGTGCCTTCTAGCTATCTGCCCACTGGACCAGATGACTCTGACCGTGCACTCACAGACGGTAAAGTTGGCACAGCCCTGATTCAAGAGTACAGATTCAACCAGTATTGTGAGCGTTTGCAGTCTTTGATTGTGCAGAAGCTGGACGACGAATTCAAGATGTTTTTGAAGTGGCGCGGTTTCAACATTGACAGCAGTTTGTTTACACTGAAGTTCAATGCGCCGCAGAACTTTGCCAGCTATCGTCAGGCCGAACTGGACACAGCTCGCATACAGGCATTTACCAGTCTTGAGCAGTTGCCTTACATGAGCAAACGCTTTATGTTGCAGCGTTTCTTGGGCTTGACCGAAGACGAAATTCAAGAAAACGAAGAGCTGTGGCGTGAAGAACGTGATCAGCCTGAATCTCCTGGACAGACTGGACAAGATCTGCGCAGCGTGGGTGTCACTCCAGGTGGCCTAGAAACTGATATCACAACTGGTGAAGAAATTGCACAGATGGAACCTGCAACACCGGGTGGTCTAGAGCCAGGTGCAGCTCCTGAAGGTGGATCTCCTGGCGGAGTATTGCCCAGTTCAGCAGCCGGCGCACCTCCCACCACACCAGCATAAATACCCCTATGATACTGCAAGAGTTTTGGAAAAAAGAGCCTGAGGCCTATCAAGATCTCAGCAAGGACAACAGTCAATTACAGCTGGGTGACTTGCGCAAAACTCACCTCACCTTGAGACAGCTCAACAAACTGCGCAAAATGAACGATGTGCGTGCAGTAGAGTACAAAGAAAAACTCAAGAATGTGCGTCAACAATACGCACCGGCGCCAGCACCGGCCGCCTAATTATTGCCTTTTTAGCTCCTTAAACCACGTATTTTTTGTGTGTTATGTAAATAACAGCACACTTTACCCTATAGGAGTTTCCATATGAACAGATTTGAACAGTTGATCGAATACGTGATCAATGATGAAGAGCAAAAAGCTCGTGAACTTTTTCATGACATTGTTGTGGAAAAGAGCCGTCAGATTTATGAAAATCTGATGCAAGAAGAAGCCGACGCTGATCTTGACGAAGCCAAAGAAGAAGATCTTGACGAAGCCAAAGAAGAAGATCTTGAAGAAGGCATGGGCGGCGACGCCAGCGATGAACTCATCGACGAAATTGAAGCCGACGAAGAAACCGACATGAGCATGGAAGCTGAAGGCGACGATGGCGATGACATGGGCGGCGACGAAGGCGGTGACGACATGGCTGGTGACGACATGGGCGGTGACGACATGGGCGGTGACAGCGAGCCTGCTACCAAAGGCGACATCATGGATCTGGAAGACAAGCTGGATCAGTTGATGGCTGAATTTGAAGACCTAATGGCTGGCGACGACATGGGCGGAGACGGCGATGATTTTGGCGGCGACGAAGGCGGCGATGCTATTGAGATGGATGATACAGAAGAAATGATGCCAGAAATGGGCACCATGCCCATGGCAGAAGCTGTGACCCTGAAAGCTGCTCCCAAGCCAGTGACCAGCGAAGAAGGCGGAGTTAACAAGAAAAGCACTGTGGCAGCCAATGCTGGCGGCAAAGGCCCCATTGGTAACACAGTGAAGCCAGTGCATGCTGGTGGCGAAATGGGCGGACACCATGACAGTGCTGCTTACCGTAACACCACTAAAGATCTCATTGGCAAAGTGGGCAACACCCCAGCACAAGGCACTCAAAAACCCAGCCCAGCTACCAAGCCCAAGCTAGGTCAAGAGAGCGGTGTTAACAACAAATCAGTGGTTCCTGGCCGTTAAAAATGAGCATACTGCGCGAAACACTGACCTTTCATCAAGCCAACATTCGTGTGTTGGAAGAAGCTGATGCCTCGGGTACAGGTAAAAATCTGTACCTAGAGGGTATCTGCATTGAAGGCAACAAGCGCAATGCCAATGAGCGAGTCTATCCTTTGCACGAAATCAAACGTGCTGTGGACACAATCAACAAACAGATCATGGAAGGTTACTCTGTGATGGGTGAAGTGGATCATCCTGAAGATCTGAAAATTAACCTTGATCGTGTGTGCCACACCGTGGACAAAATGTGGATGGATGGCGATGCCGGCTGCGGCAAGTTGCGAGTTCTTCCCACCCCCATGGGTGAGTTGATCAAGACACTGCTGCAATCAGGAGTCAAATTAGGCGTTTCCAGCCGCGGCAGCGGCAATGTGGACGACCGCACAGGACATGTTAGTGACTTTGAAATTGTCACTATAGATGTAGTTGCCCAACCCAGCGCACCAAATGCATACCCCAAAGCAATTTACGAAAGCATGATGAACATGAAATATGGTCACAGACTGCTGGAGATCGCTCGGGAAGCTGGCCAGGACAACAAGGTACAGAGATACCTCAAGAGTGAAGTTGTAAAACTCATTCGGGATCTCAAAATCTAAGGAGAAGCAGGCATGTTAGATGCTATCAAACCATTGCTCGACAGCAACCTGATCACCGAGGAGACTCGTCAAGAGATCAATGAAGCTTGGGAAGCCAAGCTCAATGAAGCTCGCGAACAGGCCCGTGCAGAACTCCGCGAGGAATTTGCACAACGCTATGAGCACGACAAGTCAGTAATGGTAGAAGCCTTAGACAAGATGGTAACAGAAGGTCTTGCTCAAGAGATCGCCAACGTTGCTGCTGAAAAGCAAGCACTGGTGGAAGATCGTGTCAAGTTCCAGGCCAAGATGAAAGAAAGCGCCACAAAGTTCAACAGCTTTTTGGTGACCAAATTGGCAGAAGAAATTGGCGAATTGCGCAAAGATCGCAAAATGCACAGCGAAGGTCTAGCCAAGCTAGAAAACTTTGTTATGCACTCACTGGCTCGTGAAATTCGTGAGTTTGCTGAAGACAAGCGTGACTTGGTGGAAACCAAAGTGCGCCTGGTAGCAGAAGCTCGCACCAAGTTGGAGACTCTCAAGTCACGCTTTGTAAAAGAAAGCGCCAGCAAAATGAGTCAGGCTGTTAGCCGTCATCTCAAGGCCGAACTAAATCAGCTACAAGAAGACATCCGTGTTGCTCGCGAGAACAACTTTGGACGTAGAATTTTTGAAGCTTATGCGGCTGAATTCGGTGCTACTCATCTCAATGAGAAAGCCGAAGTCAAGAAACTTCAGCAACTGTTGTCTCACAAAGATCAACAGCTGGCCGAAGCCGTGAAACTCACCCAGAAGGCGAAAGTCGTGGTTGAGTCCAAAGAACGCGAACTGCGTATGGTCAAAGAAACCAATGAGCGTCAAAGCACAATGGATGAATTGCTGCGTCCCTTGAACAAGGAAAAGCAAGAGATCATGCGTAATTTGCTCGAAAGCGTACAAACACAACGTTTGAAAAACGCATTCGAAAAGTATCTACCAGCAGTGTTGGAAGACCGCTCTGTGAAAGCCCGACCCGTGATCACAGAACAAGTATCCGTTGCAACTGGTGATAAAACTGTACCGAGTCAGCAGGAAGAAAGCGATGTTAAGAGCAACGTTATCGACCTCAAGCGACTGGCAGGTCTATAAACTTTTAGGAGACTTTGATGTCACAAGAACTAATCGAAAGTCGCTGGGGCGAGACCAAAGAAGCATTGCTTGAAGGTCTGAATGGCACCAAGCGCAACAGCATGAGTGTGATCCTTGAAAACACTCGCAAGTATTTGAAGGAAAACGCAAGCAGTGGCAGCACTGCTGCTGGTAACGTGGCCACACTGAACCGCGTGATTCTTCCAGTGATTCGCCGTGTGATGCCAACCGTTATTGCTAACGAGTTGGTTGGTGTTCAGCCCATGACTGGCCCTGTTGGTCAAATCCACACTCTGCGTGTGCGTTATGCCAACAGCTTGACAGACAACAGTGCTGCTGCTACCAGCGTCACAGCCGGTGAAGAAGCATTGAGCCCATTCAAGATTGCTACAGCTTACTCCGGTCAGCCTAGCGGTGCTGCTGGTGCAACAGCTACCAACTACACAGGCGGTGCTACAGCTACCATGGAAGGTACAGGCGGTCGTCA